CTGCCGCCGCTTTCGTGTTCGCGCTACTCGTTGCCGCCTGTGCTCCAGCCGTTGCCGTCTCTGCCGCCTCCGCCGCTTCATTTGCCGCCGTTGCCGCTGTATTGGCTGCGCTCGCTTTGCTATTCGCTGCCTGCGCCGCCTCGTTTGCCGCCGTTGCTGCTGTATTTGCCGCGTTCGCTTTGCTGTTTGCAGAACTTGCGGCGTTGTTTGCTGCCTGCGCCGCTGCGTTCGCCTCTTCCGCCGCCTCTTCTGCGCTTTCCCCGGCATTGATAGCTTTATCTGTTGCCTGATTAACCTTGATAATGCTTTCCGCCATGTCAAGAAATTCATTATCAGAGATCAGCCCATTTTCTTTGTATACCGTCTCTACGATCTTTGTATAGTATGTGGCGCTCCGCAGTACGTTATCTCCGTTATAAAGAACGATCTCGCCGCGCCCTGTGCCTGCTGCCGCCAGCATTTGCTCGGAGTATTCTACTTTAATCACGTTCCCGGATATCGTACAAGGATTTAATGTCTTTTTCCCATCCGGCTTATAATATTTGATCTTTGCCGTTGTTCCGCTTGGTATTTCAAATTCTGTTTTGTTCTCCAGCAGCGTAACCTCTACAATGCGGCTTCCCTTTTCTCCCTGCTTGACTACCACATATTCAAAAGGCGGGTTTCCATCAAGCTCTATCTGTATTCTCTGTGTGTTCTGTAATGCCATTCTGTCATTCTCCTTTACTCATTGCATGAATAATATCTTTATTTGCGCACGCCCGAATATCTGATAATGCAGCTGTTACAATTAAATCCATGAGATATGCGGGCAGCCCATAAGCATTTTGTATTTCCAAAATCGCTATTGTTACATCTCCGTGCGCACGGCTTAAGGTTACGCCTATCGGTTCTTTTTCTGCTTCTGTTGTCTGCTCTTCTTTGTTTGTGTTCTCTTCCATCATTCCTGCTCTCCTTTTTCGTTCATCTGTGCCGCTGCATAGGCAGCCATCACTTGTGCCAGCGATACGCTCTCTGTTTTTGTCTCATTGTCTGGCTCTGTCTTTGGTTCTTCTCCTTTTTTAGTTACCAAAATCCGTTCTACTTCCTGCTCGTCCATTTTTTACTCCTTTATATATTTGTTGATGAGTCTGGTACGCTTGTAATCATTCCGTTTCTAACTGTAAAAGTTGAATATGTCCAGCTTATCGTTCCGTCTCCGTTTGATGTAATTGACGTAATAATAGGCACTCTTTTGTTATTTGCTACTGTGTACCCATTTGCCCTGCTGTCTCTTAAATCTGCCCCATCTATATCCCATCCGTTCGCATAAAAATTGCAACCTAAATGCAGCCCTTTTTCTGTGTATATACTATTTGCGCGTGAATAGCACAGTATCGTTGTATATGAGCTTGCCCCCTCCGTTTCTTCCTGTGCCCATGCCATATATTTCCCGGTATATTCCAGATCGAATACAAGCCCCTTATGAGCGTTGTTGCCACTCCATTGGTTCGTTCCGATCTTCCCTACATAGTAGCCATCCCTGTAAAAATGGTTTCCGTTTTGATTGAATACAGCTCTACGCTTGCTACTCTCTACTCCGTTGTTATATATTTCAATCTGCCCGGCTGTGATCTGGATATATTTAGAGCTATTGTTAAATGCTACAATCACATTATTGTAATACTGTGATATATAGCTCCCCATATCGCCTTTTTCTACTTTGCTTGTGATATTATCGGCGTTTACTTTTATGGATGCTCTTAACTCTTCCTCAATCCCTTTTGCTCTTGTTACTTCTGCCTCTATTGCATCAGCATTTACTTTTAACTGTGCCTCTGTATATATGCGCATCTGTCCTAATACTTCAACGTCTTTTATATATACTGGCGCACCCTGCACAGTTGCGTAAAAATAAAGATATTTTACGCTTGTGCTTGCCGTGATAGTTACTTCCCGCTCTACGGTTGTAAATTCCGTACTCTTAAGCAATCCTGCTGGTGTTGTTGAGATTGATACCATAGTGCACTGCACTCTTGCTGTGCTCTCATATCCCGGCGCTGTGGCTGCCTTGTATCGCACTCTATAAGTTCCTGCTGGTAATACCCCTAGTTTGCAGCGTATATATGAGGATGTAGAAGAACTCTTTAAAATTCTTACACATTTCCCCAGCGTTGCATCTGTCACAACATAGTTATCTGTTGAATTATTTGTGTACCATTCCTCCGTAAATCCGTCTGCAAAATCTCCGCCCACAACATAGTTGTGCATATTATATTCTTCAATGGTTTTACATAGCAGCTTAATTTCTTCTGCTGTTGTTTCGATAAGGCTCGTCATTTCCTGCGTGACTGTTTCGCCCATCTGCTCCGCCTTTTCCACGGCGTATGCGTTCGCTATTGCGTCCGTTGCCGCTTCTACGGCTGTCTGGTAAGCTGCGACTGCCGCCCCATATTCTGTGTAAGCAGTCCTGTAAGCCTCCATCTTCTGCGTGACCGCTGCCGCTGTTGTCGCATTGATAACGGCATTTACGGCAGTGACCAGCTTATTATATTTTGATGTACTGGCTGTGCCGTATGCTGTATTATACGCACTCTTTAAGTTTGTCTTTGGTGTTCCTGTAAGATAAGGGTTTCCGTATATCTCGTTATACTTTGCATCTGCCTCTTTCTTTTCTTTTTCAATGATCTGTAATATCTTCTGTATTGCCGCCTTTTCGGACTCCGTTATAATTCCGTCTGCTACTGTTGTCTCCAGCGCATTATTGATATCATCAACGGCTTTGTTTACGTCCTCTATCTCCTTATCGGTGCTCTTTTGCAAATTGTCGGCGTATTCTTTCGCCTCTTTTACCGCTCCGCTTGCTGCATCATCCGCGTACTTTGTGACGCTGTTTCTATACTCAACGTCAAGCGCTTCGGCGTACACTGTGCCAGCTTTTAAAATCGCTCCTGTCAGTTCCCCAGCCGTAATAAAATTAGCCACTATCTGACCGTCTGCTGTGATTGCCGTTGTAAATGTTCCGTTTATTCCCGTACTGCTGTGCCCCAGCCCTGCTAAATTCCAGCGCCACACGTTTTTGGCTGTTGCCGTATCCGGCGTATCCATGATAAAGATTTCCTGCGGGTTCTTCTCTGGGTGCAGTACAACATACCCGCCAGAATTTCCCGTGATTGCTGCCGTTACGTCCTTTATTGTCTGTTCAATCTGCGCTTTAATCTGCTCCGCCCGCGTCTGATTTCTTACTACAAGCTCCTGTATCTCTTTTTGTGCGGCGGTCATGCTCTTTGTTAAGTTCGTCCGGGTATCCCCGATCTCCACACTGTCGTAACGCTCTTTGATACTGTCATATTTCGCTTTCGTAATCTTTGCAGTAACATTGATGCCCAGTTTTTCGATCTTGACCGTTACAGTGTCGCACAGTTTCACGCTCTCCAGAGCTTTCATGTTTTTATAATCTTTCGTCTTTTTCAAGCTGGCAAAAGAAAGCGTAATGCTGATTTTAGGCTCCGTGCTTAATTTGTTTAAATACTCTGTTGCCTTTTCCCGCAGCATATCCGCTGTAATGATCGTTCCACTTTCCCACTCTTTGGAAAAATCCACGATCTCACATTTTATATTCGCGTAAGCGTTGGCGTTTTCATGTATCAACGTCTTTTCCGGCAGGCTGATATATGTTTCCTCTTCCGCGCCCTCTGCCTTATACTTTGCCCATGGGAATATGGCTGTAACCACGTCCGCTATATTTTCCTCCTGCTTTGCGCTTATGAGGTTCTTTCCGTATTCGATTGTTACGCCGTTGTCTGCACCCCGCGCTTTCAACAGTTCAATGCGGAAATTATCAAAGTGATACTCTCCGCCCCATACATCCAGTATGCTGCCTGTCGTTCCTCCCAGCGCGTTCCTTACGCTTACAACTCCGTCTATGCTTGTGCTGTTCGTTGTTGTAATATCGCTAGATGCCGTAAAGCTGTGCGGCAATGCCGCCGCATCTAAAAGCTCCTGCATGGCTCGCTGTGCATTTACTCCGCTTACCGTGAATTTCTCTACTGGGTTTCCGTTCGTCTCGTAGCTGATATGCTCCGCGTTCCATGTCGTATTGCTTCCTATGGCTTTTCCGGCTTTGTATATTCTGAATAGCTGCGGCTCGTCCTCGTCATTCGCTTTTGCTTTTATGATTGCATCTCTCGTTATGTGCTTTGCCAGATGCCCTTTTTCCGGGTATGTCAATGTAAGCTCGTATGTTCCGTTACGTTCTTCCGTGACAACGCAGCTTACCGCATCTGTTAATAATCCTATGCCGTTTGTTGTAAAGTCCTTTTCAAACGCATCATAAAGAACCGGTATCATAATGTACACCACCTTGGTATGATCTCTACTTTACTTACATTTCCCGCCCAGCTTATGTTATTTACCCCCGCTGTCAGCTTCGGGAACTTTGCAGTAATCATTTTACTGTTTTGCAGCGTATCGCCTTTATATGCGTTCATTAGTTCGCTGTCAATCTCGATATAATCACTCACATCTTTAAAACCGTGTGCCCTGTCATTGATATACAGAGTAATTCCGCCGTTTCCCGTTATTTTAATATACGGGCTTGCCGTAAAAAGCTCTGTGTTGTATATAGCTGTTGCTTTCGTGAGCGCTATTGTGCGTTCGCCTTTTATCGCTCTCTTGTACGCCTTGCAGGTAAATTCTATCTCGATTTCTCCCAACAGGCGCTTTGCCAGATCACTTACCGTTGCTTTGCTGGATATATACGCCATGCTGTAATATTCCCTGTCGTATGTGTCATAAAGCCGACTGTATTCAATTCCCGGCGCATAGAGCCAGCCGTAAAGCCTATGCGCCATATCTTCTAAATTGATATCCTCGTCAGCTACTACACAGCACGTATATTTCTTCTGGTAATCTTTAAAAGGCTGATTGTCCAGTTCATCCGCCCGGCTGTCCTCGATCAGATCACCCCGCGCTGGTATACTGATTGTTTCTATTTCCGGCTCTGCGCCGTTATCGGCGGCGCTCACTGCTGTTATGAACAAGCCCATATCAAGTGAATTTCTGCCGTTATATGTAAAGCTGTTTGCGCTCTCGTAATATTCACTAAGCATACGCCGCCTCTTCCCTTTCCTTTATTTCTTCTGCGATTTCTAAAATCTCTTCTGTCAGTTCTCTTATATCCTGCTCTCTGTTGTTATAGAAATTCTCTATTTTCATTTCTATTGCATTTGTGATATTCTTTGTGGCTTTTCCTCCTGCTGCCTCCATTGCGGTATTTTTTGCCGTTGGTGTGAGTGGTGTTACTATTGCCTTGCCGTTTACCATCCGTATCAGCTCCGGCCCCGCTTCTGCTACCATAGCGTCTCCCTCCTGCAAAATACCGCCGTGCGCCAGCCTCGGCAGGCTCAAATATCCTAAACGCCCTATGCTTACGCCCGGAATTTTATTGATAAGCCCGATTGCTCCGTTAATCAGTCCTATACCGCTGTTTATAATGCTCTGTATCGAACTTATTACGCCGTTAATTCCCGACCTTACCGCGCCGCTGATCGCTCCAGATATTCGCGTCCCGATTGCTGAAAACGTGCTGCTTATCCTATTCCACAGCCCCGAAAAGAAGCTGCCCCAATTTGCAAAAACATTTTGTACTGCGTTCCATGCAGAACTAAATGCAGTTCTAAAAAAGTTTCCTACGCTGCTAAATATTGTTTTTACACTATTCCATGCAGTCTGGAAGAAATTAGCAAATCCTGACCAGATGCTCTTAATTCCCTCCCATGCGCCTCGGAAATTTCCCGTTAATACGTCCTTTACTACTGAAAAAATTGTCTTTATTGCGTTCCATACCGCCGCAAAATATGAGGCTACGACATCCCATACGGCTTTTATCGCCGTCCATGCGTTGCTGAAGAATGAGCCTAAAACCGTAGCGACCACAGAGAAAACAATTTTGATATTTTCCCATATGGTAGAGAAGTACATAACGACTACATCCCATACCAGCTTGATTGCCTCCCATGCTGCCGAAAACAAGCCGCCCAGCACTTCAATTACGGGCGCAAAAATTGCTTTTATTCCCTCCCACAGCATCAAGAAATATGGCTGTACTAAATCCCATATTGCTTTAATGATCTCCCATGTATCGCTGAAAATCTGCGCAATATCTGCTAAAATCTGCTGTATAAATGCCCATATCATTTCTATGTACGGCTGTATAAATGCCCATATCTCCTGTATCTTCTCCCATACAGACGATATAAAGCCGCCTACTACTTCTACTGCCGTTCCTACGAACTCTTTTATTGCCTCAAAGATGCCGTTTACCATCTCCCGAAACCATTCGCAGTTATTGTATAAAAGCACGATTGCAGCAATAATACCCGCTATCGCGGCTACTATAAGGGCTATCGGATTAGCAAGGAGCGTAGCGTTTAATACTGCCTGTACCGCCGCCAGCCCTTGCGTTCCCGCCGTCCATAGCTTAATAGCTGATACAATTCCCTGTATCATGGTTACAACATTCCATGCCAGCATCCCTGCGGCTATTCCGCCGATTATGGTTATTACCATGTCTCCATTTTGCAGGAAAAAGTTTATAAACTCCCCTACAATGTTCAATACATCACTTAAAATATCTTTGATCTGCGGCAGATTGCTTTTTACTTCATCTATTACCTCTTCTGCTACTGGCGCTAATTCATCCCCCAGCGGCTGCACTACTTCTGTCTGGATATTACGCCCCAGCGCTTCTATCTGGCTGTTAATGTCGTTGTATTTTTGGTTGTTGATCTCTGCCAGTGCGTCTTTTGTTTTGCTTATTTCTCCCTGTGTCTGTAATAAGGCTGTGCAAGCATCAAGCCCCATGTCCTCGTACATAGTTCCCATGATGCCCACGCCTGCGGTATACTGCACGGTTTCATCATCACAGTTTTTCAGTGCGTCACTGATCTGCTGCATTGCTTCTTTCGCGCTGTCTCCGCCCTGCTGGAATTTCGCTACTACTTCGTCCGCGTTCAGCCCTAAACTCGTCAAATACTCGTTTGCCGTGCCGTCATTCATACGGATATTAAATTCTTTGAAAGCGTCTCCCAGCTTATCTATCGACCATGTGCCCTGCTCCGCCCCGGATACCAGCATATTAAACATTTCTTCCGCTGATAGTCCTGCGTTTGCATACTGCACAGAATATTCGTTAATCACATCACACATATCTTGATTGGCATTTAATCCGCTTTGTGCGCCCTGTGCCATCAAGTTATATGCTTCGTCCGCGCTTATGCCGAACTGTTTCATAAGAGAATTTGCCGCCCTTACGCTCTCTTCCACTTCCATCCCGAATGTATCGCGTAAAAGCAGCGCGTTTTGAGTGGTTTTCTCCAGTTCTTCCCCGGTTGCCCCGGTCTGCGTCTTTACAGTTGCCATTGCGTTTGCTATGTCGTTCAAATCTTCGCCAAAATTATTGTTGTAGATATTGCGCATAGCCGTTTCAAGGCTTTCTGTCTCTTCCTTTGTTGCCCCGGTCTGTGTAATCACATTATTAAGCGCCGCGTCATAGTCAGCATCAAATTTAACCGCTGCAACGCCTGCGCCTACTGCTGCCGTTCCTATTGCGGCTACTCCGGCGGCGGCAGTTTTCCCCATCTCTGCCGCCTTATCCGCTTTTTGCTGCGCTCCCTCCAGATTATCTGCAAGTTTCCCCGCATCCTCTCCGGCGTTTTCCATGCTGTCTCCGGTGCTCTCTGCGGTTGCTTTCAGATCATTTAACTTTTGTTCGGTTGTAATGATTTCCCGTTGTAATTCCCGGTACTGCTGCTCTGACACTTCGCCTTTTTCAAACTGTGCCTGTACCTGTTTTTCCGCCTCTTTCAGCACGTCCAGCTTGTTTGCCGTTTCCTGTATACTTTCCTTAAGTATCTGCTGTTTCTGCGCCAGCAGCTCCGTGTTTGTGGGATCAAGTTCAAGCAGTTTATTTACAGTCTTAAGCTCTTTCTGTAAATTTACGCTTTCCCCGCTCGCATCAGAGAGGGCTTTGGACAGTTTTGTAGTATTCCCGCCAATTTCTATGGTAATTCCTTTTATGCTTTTGCTCCCTGCCATTTTTATCCCTCTCTTTTCTGCTCTTGTATCTTTTTTCTGATCTTCTTTCTGTCGGGCTTTGTCTGCTCCATCCTCCGGCAGTTTTCCAGATATTCTCTACCCTCTTTCGTTCTCATATTCCCGTGTATATATGCCTCACGCATAAAAAACAGGTATAAATCTATCGGCATTTCCTGTACGTCAAAAATGCTGATATTTAAGTAGTCCATTACCAGCTTTTCGCCTTTTGTTGCTAAATCGTATGCCGCCTTTTCCGTTTCCCCTCCCGGATATGACGGCATTTTCAGTTTGGGTTATTCTTCAACGAATTTACAAACTGCCCGTAATCTTTTAAGTATTCTACAAGCTCTTCAATGTCGTACTTCTCATTTTCCAGATACTCTGTTGTGATCTCTTTTCCGGCTTTATTGTTGCTTAAGATTTCCGCCAGAAGAGTAAGAAGATCGTTATACTTTATATCCTCGTCCTCTTCCACTTCTGTAATACTCTGCATCCGTTCAAACACTCTTTTTTCCGGCATATTTACAACAAGCACAGTTCCATCTTTCAGAGTAGTTGTATAGAAACTGCGCTTTAATTTTCCAAAATCAAACTTTCTGCTTGCCATTTTTTACCTCCATTTTCCGGGCTGCGGTATACGCAGCCCGATTGATCTCTTATGCTGTCTGCGGGATTTCTTCATCAAAGATTAAAAGCGTTCCCTCTTTGTCCATAGGGTGCGCCTTAAACTGCGGCTCTATTGTACTTTCCGCATCTTTTGCAAAGCTGAATGAAAATCCTGCTTCGTTCTTTCCTACGATTGTTACTCTGATATCTCCGTCCTCTTCGTCCTCATGCAGGAAACGGATAAGATATTTCTCGTCTGTCTGGTTTTTAATACCGCCGATCTTGACCGTCCTTTTCCTCGTGTCCTCTGTTACTCTCGCCGTTGAACTTAACTTTTTGAGCGTCTTTGCGCACCATGTCAGCAGTCCGGCTTTTAAGATAACGTCCTCATTTGTCAGCTTTGTTTTCGATACAACGCCTAAATCATCTTTTGCGGTGTATGTCTCTGCCGTGTACTCCACGGATGCCCCACCTTTGATGTGCGCAAGCTGGTTATTTTCTGTCTCTATCTCTGTATCCTCCGGGATTTCTCCCGTGAATAACATACAATAGAGTTTTCCGCTGCCTAATGTAATTCTTTCACTGTCCATTCTGTATATCCCCTTTCTTTCTTCTCACTTTTTCGTATATGGTAAATTCATACGCCGTTTGTACCATGTCCTCGTCCTCTATGGTGTCCTGATACTTCTGATAATCAGTATCGAAAAATACTTTTTCCTCTATCAGTTTTTCCAGTTCCCCGTTTGCTGCCTTATCTGTATACAGCTCCAGAGCCGCAAATATCTCATGTACGAGTATTACATCATCTCCGCCGCGTCCGTTTATCTGCGGCGTTATATACACCAAATACGGCGGTTCTGGCAATGGTGTTTCTCTTGTCTCCCGGAACGCATCTTTTGCTATTGGCAGCCCTAAACTCTCTGCCCTTTTTATGATCGTTTCAAGCCTCATTATCCTTTTACCGCCTCTTCTATCTTGGTTTCCAGACTCTCTATCATACTTTCCTCTACGGGCTTAATATGTACCTTTGGCTTTACCCTGCCGCCGTATCTGCTGGCGTGCCCATATTCAAGCAAGTGCGTTAACTGGTAGTCTGTTTTGTTGTATACCGTGTTTCTCTTTGTTCTGCTGTCGCTGTATGACTGCTTTTTTCTCCAGCCTCTTCGGTAACTCCCTGTCAGTTTCGGGCTCGTTTGCTTTAATTCGCTTACTCCCTCCGCTGCCACATCATCTACAATTTTCTTAATGTCATTTGCTACGCTCTGGTCATACTCCGTAAGCCCCCGCGCGATCTCTGCCGCAACATTGTTTATATCCGTGCTCAACGTCTGCCTAACCTCTTTTCTGCATACAGCTCTATTCTTTCTTCGTTCGGGCGCTGGTACGTCCTGTAAATGGTCAGCCTTTGCCCGCAATACTCTACCTCTGTCTGATCGTTATACTCAAAGCTCCATACAGTAAATTTGTAGCTCGGCTTTATGTCTTTCTGTCCTGCTGCCTCAAACTCGCTTTGTGTGATGCTATCCACTTCACAGAAAATTGTAGTTTCCTCTGTTTCAGTGTCGTTGATCTGCTCTATTAAAGTGATTTCTCCCGGCATTTTATCCCTCTTCCGTGTTGTAATCTCCAGCCAGACACAAGGACTGTTTTTGCAGTTCATAGCTCTGTCTGTACTGTTCGCCTCGGTTCTGGTAGTTCATTTCTGACTTTACGAAAAGAGTAATTGCCCGGATAATAAGCGCGTCTGTTTCATCAATCTTTTTTACCCCGGATACAGATAAATCCTGTTTTGCGGCGGCAATCATATTGTTTATATCGTTCTCAATTACCGCAGACTTGCTTAAAATCCTCATGCTGCCCTTGACGGTATCAGTCAGCACGGTTTCCATGCCGCTCATTTTGTTACAATCTCCGCAACTTTCGCCGCCTCCAGCTCCTTTGCCCTTTTCAGTGAAATGCTGAACTCAAAACCCGGTCTGAATACCTGTTTTGCTTTTTTATCCTTGTATGTCTGGATAACGCGCACTGTTACCTTTTTCTTATCCTCCTGCGCGGTGTCCGTTTCGGACACTTTCGGCGGTTCTTCTGCTGCCTCTTCATCTTCCGCCGCTTTCGCTGCTTCTTTTTCCTCTTCTGTCAGTTCGTCCTCTTCGGGTACTTCCACCTCTTCCGCCGCAATCCTTGCGGCCAGTTCTTTTACTGTGCCCTCGTCACTGATACCCATATCTTTTGCCAGCGCTTTCAAATCGTCCTTTTTCATCTTTTCCAGATCTTTAATATCTAAGTGTCCTGTCATTTTTATCTTCCTTTCCGCGCGGCGCTTTTACGCCGCGCATTTTCTTATACGGATGCAATTTTTTTCAGCACAACTAAGCTGTTCTTGTCTACCACTTTCCCGTCTGCCAGCATGATGCCCTTTGTTACCTGATCGTCTGTGTCGTTGTCCTCATACTTCTTTACGCCCATAGCGTAGTTGGTATTAAGCACGTAATCTTTGAAATTGAACAGGAAAGCAAACAGACTGTTTGCTGCCAGTGACGCATCATAGCTTTTCACATAATCGCAGCACACCACAGGACGCCCCAGCAGTGTACGCTCCGGCTTTCCTGCAATTCCGTAGTTTACGCGCCCAATCGGCTGCCCGTTTGCATCTACCAGCCCGTAATACTGCATGAATGTTTTTTTGCTCATGCACCATACTGCCCCGTTTTCATATGCCATTGGCAGCGCCGCCTCTGCCGCGATCAGATCAGCATAAGCGGGTTCTGATACCTCGATTGTCTGCCCCGTCTCCGGCGTTTCCGCAAGGATGCCTTTCGGCTTTCCTGCTCCGTCTCCGTCAACAATGGACTGCTCCAACGCTTTTGTCATAGCCTCAACAATATTGCTGATAAGCAGTGTCTCAAATGCGCTGATTGCCATTGTATCCACTTCCAGAGATACGGCTACCGCACAGCGCAGCTTGTGGTAAGCAAATGTAATCATTCCATCCTTTGTGGCGCTGTGTTTCTGCTTGTCGCTGCCCTTGCTCTCCGCTACCCATGTAGCAGTAGGCTTAACAGTAGATACCGGGATACTTACGCCGCCCTTGTATGCCGTCCTCGTTACGAGAGCTAAAATCATTCCTGTGCTCTCCATTTTCTGTACGATCTGGTTCAGTACAGTTGTGGGAATTACTGCCCCTACGTCCGTTGTAGTGCTTACTGCATCTGCGCGGTACTCTGCCGGAATTGCCGTTCCTCTGCACACATGCTGCATAAATGCTTTTCTGTAAGCCATGGAACTATACTTGTCCTCTTTCTCCGGCTCTTCTCCTGCGCCGCCTGCTGCCCCTGCAAAATTCCGTAATACTGTGGGCGCTGTTCCAGCTCCGCCCTCTGCTCCGTTTACAGGCTCTCCGCCTGCAATTCTCGCAAGCAGCTTTGTTCTTTTCTCCTGTGCGTCCACAAGCCTTGTTCTTTCCTCCTGCAAATTGTCTACCTCTGTTTCCAGCGCGGTAATCTGTTCATCCGTCAGCGTTTCCGCGTTCTCTGTCAGCTCTTTTCTGATCTCTGCCAGTCTTGTCTCAATTTCTTTTAATCTCATTTTTGTCTGTTCTCCTTTTTATAAATTTGCTTTGATCTTTAGTATTGCTGCCCGTCTCTTAAGCATCTCCTGCCGCTCTGCCTCATACCTCCTATGGGCAAAATTGCGGGCGGCTATTTCAGTATCGCCGTTTGCTGGTATGCTTACAGCGGATACGTCATAAACCTTTTTTATCTTTAGTATCGTTCTTGTCCGTGTTGCCCTGTCGTAGCTTTCCTCTTGCACGGTAAACGCCCATGACATTTTAGTAATCATGCGGGCTTTAATATCCTCATACAGTCCTTTTGCAAGCTCTGTTTTTCCTAAATCTGCCGCAATCAGCAGCCCTTTATGATCTGGTACTAATATCAGTGTTTTATTTGACTGCCGGGCAAATACGCGCCCCTCATGATCGTACTGCATGATAACATCACTCATATCAGCGCCATCCAGCGCGCGGCTGTCTATTTTCTCATAGTATTTAGTTCCTCCGATCTCGTAGAGCAGATATGGCTTATCAAAAGTTGTTGCGTATCCCTCCACGTAATACTCTGTATCTATTCTCTTAGTTGCTGCATCCGCAGATAGCGGCGCTGCAAGCGCCCTGTATTCCCGTTCTTTCTTTATTGGCATATTATTTACCCTCTTCCTCTCCCGGCTCGTTATTTGCGGGTTCTGGTGGCTCTGTGCCTGCCTGCTGCCCGTCTCCTTTCTCCTGCGGGTTCTGATTTATCGGTTCTGTCTGTTTCCCTGTTTTTTCTAACTCGCTTACCTCTATGTAATCCCTGCGGATATAGTATTTTTCTCCGCCCTCAACGTGCGGCATATTCCATATATCCATTACCCCGTTACGGTTCAATAGTGCCCGGTCAAATAGCTGTGTACTTACTTGCAGCTTTGTACTATTTGAGGCGTACTGTAAACGGTTTGCGCTGAATGTAATTGCATTTCCGCAGGCAATTTCCCGCTGGGTAAACGTCATATTCGTCATAACAAGAGAAAGCTGGATTGCAAAAGGCTCTATCTTTCCCTCGTAATATGCGTTCCATGTATCCTCATTAAATTTGTTTTGTAAGATATCTAAATTTGTTCCGAAATGCGTACACACATTGTCCTGTATCTGCTGTGTCTGTAATGCGTTCGGCACAAACGGCTTGCTTTCCACAGGTTTCAGATCAGTAAACTTGTTATCATAAATAATCATTCCGCTGTCATTGTCGGAACTTAAGTTTTCTTCTGTGAACCTCTGCCGCTCTTTTTTAATATCCTCCGGCTTAATCATGTTCGCAATTTTTGCCAGAAAGCGGATATTTGCAGAATTTTTTACCGCGTTTATGATGCCCTCATTCTGCGTATGAATAAGCTGCATTGTCGGCTTTAAAGTTCGGTTGTCCTCTCCGAAAAGATCGTCTGTGTATTCAAAGTCCGTCATTATCCCGACCTTTTCAAACTCTATTGCTGCGTGTTCGCCGTTCGCAAACAGATACCGCAGATATACTTGTCCTGCTGCCTCTACAACTTCGCAACGCTCCGCCCGCAGGGGATACCACCCGCACAGCCCACCATATTCGTCCTCTATCGGTACAATAAAAGCGGTGTGCTCCGTGGCTACATAGGTTGCCACTCTCTTTATAAATTTTGTTGTATCCATGAAATAGTTCGGCTTGTGCTGTAAAACTTTTTCAAGATTTTTGTGCGCGCTGCCTGTGATCTCCGGCGTTAATTTGCTGCAATGCGTTGCGAAACTGTTTATAGCTGTCCGTGTTAAATCCATCTCATACACGCCGCCGTTATAGCTGGTAAACGTAGGACTGTACCCGTTCAGCATCTTAAAATAGCTGTCGATCACTCTTAGTTGTTTCCCGTGAAAAAGATAATCTAAGAATTTAATGCCGTTCACTCTCCTTTCTAATCGGCGTTCTTTAGCATCTCTCCTACTTCTGCATAGTATTTCTGCCGTACTGTCATAGCATCTATGACAGATACGAAACCATCTATATGCGCCCGCTGCTCTATCTTTATCGGTCTAAATTTCCTTGTTTCCATATTCTGCTTTAATGCCACATTCAAGAAATGTGATTTCAGCAGATTGTTATTTACAATCTTAAAATTGCCGTCTTTTATGATGCCCTCAAACTCTCTGATAACTGGCGTGAGGTTTTCGCCTTGGTGTACATCATCCGTGTGGAAACCGTAGTTTTTCAGATCGTCAATAAGGTACTGTGCGCTGTATCTGTCGTAACCGATTTTCAAAACTCTTATTCCGTATTCATTTATCAGCCATACATACCAGTTAAACACGTCTTTATAGCCAACGTAGTTTTCCCCGGATACTGTAATCAGTCCTCTTTTTACAAACAGATCATATGGCACGCCGTCCGTAGCCTGTAAGTATTCCACTTTGTTCTTTGGCATGAAAAATTGTGTAAAGGCATACAGTATGCCGCCTTTTTCGATTACCACGCTTGCCGCCGTTAAGTCTGTTGTCTGGCTCAAATCAATGCCGCCCACTGCGTAGCACTCTCTAAAGTCCTCCAGTGTTAAGTCCGCCGCAGCGTTTTCCACCGTCTGATATTCGAGCCATGCAACGCTGCTGTTCTGTTTGATATTGCAGTATTTTGTTAAAAACTCTGCTTTCTTGCTTAAGCTGCCCTCTGCTATTGCGATCTCGTCTATAAAGAAACTTTCTTTGACAGATACGCCCATGTTCGGGTTTGCTTTCTTTAGTTCCTCTATGTCGTTCCATTTTTCGATATCGTCAATGATATACAGGAATGGTAAAAGCCTCCGCTCTTTGCTGTTTCCTTTCAAAAAGCTGGTGCTTCTCTTCATCAGCTCGTCATAGATGCTATCGTTAATGTATCCGGCTGTTGAAATGCTCAAAATCATAGGCTGCCTACGTGCGCCTAATGCGGATTTCATAACCTCGTACTGCTTTAATCCGCCGTCTCCTGCCCATGCCGCCATCTCGTCACAAACTACAAGCTGCGGGTTAAATCCGTCTGACTTTTTCGCATTAAATGCAATCGGTTTTATTATGGTGTTGCTTTCCTCAATGTAGATATCTGAACGCCGTTTCTTTGCAAGCTCCGCCAGCTCTTCATCTGCTTTTACCATCTGATAAAATCCGTCATACACCTTTGCAGCCTGCTCCAGTTTTGGTGCAAGGCAGTATATTTCCTGCCCGTACTCTGGCTCTAGGTATGCCATGTATGCAATAATCGCGGATGCGAATAAACTTTTTCCGTTTTTTCGCCCGATCACTATAAAAATTTCACGAAAAATACGTGTTTTTTCTTCGTCTACAATGCCAAAAATGGTGGATACAATAGCTTTTTGCCACAATTCCAGCTTTAAAAGATCGCTGCGCCCTTGGCTATGGTGGCAAAAATTTTCTATGAATTTTATAGCTCTGTTTGCCTCTTTTGCACTGAAATAATAGTCCTGCTTTTCCAGACTATCTATGATAATTTTGAATATTGCTTTTATCCACTTTCCTACCGTGATCTTGCCGCTACAAATCTTCTGGTAATACTCGTAGATATAATTTTTATACGGCACTTCCGGCTACTCTTCCCTCAATGCCGCAAGCCTGCTTTTCTTTCTCTCGGCTGGCGGTACAAGTTCTGTTAATTGCTTGATAATTGCCGCGTAGTTCTTGGATAATGCTATATAGGTTTCAGCCTCCGGGCTTTTCTTTGTGCCGTACTGGTTCGCGCCGTTCTTGTATTCGCTTGTCCATCCCTCGTTTTCTATGACTTCCTGCAATTCGTCAAGCTCAACGCTCATGAAAGCGGCTTTTTCAATCAGCGGCGTAACTAAACTCTTTTTATTTTCGTCTAAGTTCTTAAAAATCCGCTTAAGTCTGTTCTTTTCAGTCTTTATTTTCTGTTCTTTTGTTTTTTCTTTCTTTTCCGCCATTTCTTTTACCCCTTGTAGTACACCACACCCCCTCTACACCACGCATGCGCGACCTTGCAGAGTAAAATTATAGTCACCCCTCGGTCTATTCATGGCTTAAATTTTTTCGTGGATAGGGGGGAGTTATGTTCCCGTCCTCTGTAAATCTATATCGCATTTTTCTTTCACTCTTTGCATGATGTTCTTTGTTGTGGCACTCTTGACACAATGCCTCTAAGTTATCCCAACATAACGTTATGCTCTGATCGTTTATGTTTTCCTGTGTGATGTAGTCTTTATGATGCACGATCTTTGCAGGCGCTCCGCAACGCTCACAAATATACTGCTGTGATATTAGATAAGCCTCTCTTGTCTCTGACCACGCTTTAGACTTATAAAACCATTCCGCCCATGCTTTCACTGTACTGCCTCCCTTTCTTTCCCCTGCGCCCTAGGTTTCATGCGCAGGGTTAGGAGGTAAAACATGAAAACGCAAAAAGACGCACGAGAGAAGAGATTAACTCTTTCTTTCGTGCGTCTTTCTGACAACTCCTATTATACCTTATTTGCCCTGCCATTGTCCACAATAATTGTTCTATTTCGGTGTCCGATTTTATGCGCTGTTCTCTGCCTGCTGCCGCGTCTCTTCCTGCGCAAGCCACGCCTCTAAATCCTCCTGTGCGTATCTCTCATTATCCCGGCAGTTTTTGCACGTCTCTATAAGCTCGTCTGTCATACTGTCGTAATACCCGTAGCAATAATACTGTGGCACTCCGTCTTTATACCATTCAAGCGTTGCCTGTCCTCTGCGCTTTACTTCTCCGTTCTTCCATGCCTTGCATACTGTCTTTGCCATTATTCTCTGCCTCTCCAATATCCCTGTAATATTCCGCTGCCGCCCTCATGCTTTTTGATAGTCCGTCAAACACTTCTGCTATTGCGTCTCCTGCTGCCGCCAGCATCTTTGCTACTGTTCGCGTCAAGTCCAGTGTCTCATAAGCGGCAATAGCTCGTTTTACTTGCTTTTTGATTTTTCGCTTATCTTCGTTTGCTGGCGGGTTATACCCGTGCTACTTCTTGTAATTCTTTTTTCACTGTCTGTAATTCATTCTCTGCCTCCCTCTGTGTCCGTTTCGGACACTTCTGGAATAACCTTAATGCCCATAATACAATACCCATCTGCCAGCCCGGTATATTCTTCAAACATATACGTTACAAGCGCCTTTATTGATCTCCCTGTATTCCTGCCGTCCGTAAATTCCATAAGCTCTAAGATATCTCCCTCTTTATATCCTCTGTCATTTTTGCGCAGTTCAAAAGTCTTTTTCCCGCTTGCTACATCCTCAAAGTACATAGCCGCCAGCCTTATGCTGTGTGTTTTCTGCCCATTCTCTTCCCGATCACTCGGCAGATTGTCCATTTTCTTTTCATCCTCCTGCTGCCGCATCCGCTCCCTTGTCTTCCTGTCTATTTCGTCCTGCTCTTCGCTGTATCTCTGCTCTTCCGTCTTTTCCGCCTCTGCCTTGTTTATGTACTGATCGCATTTCTGGCACGTTCCTGTTTTCACATTGCACGTAGAATAATTCTTGCATGAGTAGCACAATGATGTAATGCTTTCCGGGTGCGGTGTCTCGTAATCATCCCCCGGACGCTCCGGCTCTTCCGGCGGGTTCATGCCTATAATTTCCCCGTGATATGAAAGCGGGTAATCATCCTCTTTTTTCGCCGCTTTTCTCTCTGCCACCTTTTCCGTGATCTCTTTCGCTCTGATCTCCTGCCCGTCTGCTGCCCGCTGCGCAATTTCCCTTTGTTCGTCCTCCGGCAGCTTTGTTGCCTCATACGCAACTGTTATGCCGATATTCCCAGCCTTAAGCTGCTCTTTAATCTCTTCCGTAGCGTTTTTATTTATACTCTCCATTCTCGCAATGTTTGTGCTGCTTTCATCCAGCATATTTGCTACCATGTCTCGCATTTTCCCTTTGATCTCTATACTGCCCTCTTTCTTTGCCTGTACAAGCGCCGCTTTGAGCCTTTCCGCCGTCCTCATTCGCTCGTATGGTGTAAGCCCCTGTGTCAGCCCGTTTCCGACCAGTAAGGAAACCTCGTACATAGCCTCTGTCATATCCCGATATCTGTACAGCACTTTCTCATACTGCTTGTATCCTCGCTCTAAATTATAAATATTTGCGGCGTTCCTCCTGTGACCGTCCACAATACGGTATTCTCCGTTTACTCTGGCTAATACTGTCGGCTGCTCCTGCCCCCCAGTTAAAAAGCAATCTGCCAGTTCCTCGATATTTTCAAGCGTTGTATGCGTATTCTCTTCTGCCTCCTTAACCTCGTAAGGGCTTAAATAAATCTCTTTGTATTCTGTCGTGCCTGCTGCCCCCGCCTTGCTCTTCGCGTTCAAAATGTCATTTATCCCGAATTTTGCCATATCTCTTTACCTCGCTTTCCCTGTGTACTCTGTAACAAATTTCTTGTAATCCTGTGCAGCTCCGCAGCACGGGCTGTATTCGTAAATCGGTTTGAAAGTAAATGTGCTCTCCGCAACTTTCTTTGAATATCTGATTGTTGCCAGCACGTTTATATTTTCCTGCTGCTGCATCCATTCGCGCCCGGCTGCCTCTCCGTCTGTATTCTGGTAAGACGTAACCAGAACGCCTTTTAATTTCAAATCCGGGTTAAATTGCTTTGCGTCCTCGATCTGCTCCCGCAGGATATCCAGCCCCTCCAGCGCCCACTCGTCAATCTTTACAGGTACTATTATCTCGTCTGTGATCTCCAGCGCATTTATGACGTTCAGCGCAATGTCTGGCGGGTTATCAATGATGCAATAATCATATTTTCCCCATACCGCGCAACTCCCGTAAAACTCTATTTCCGCCTCTGCCAGCCTTTTATATCTTCCTGTCTGCATTTCCTCTGCGCAGGCTGTGAGCTGCCATGTAGCTCCCAGCAGAGCCATATTAGCGGTTATGATGTCAATACCCTTGTAGTCCGTGCACTGTATCAGTTCGTCCGCCTGCTGCCAGTCTCCCGACAATAACCGCGCTGCCGGGCTGTATGTATCTGCATCATATCTGCTATATGCCTTGCTTAAATTTCCCTGTTTATCGTTGTCGATCAACAGGACGTTATAACCTCTCCTGTGCAGCTCATATGCCATATTCACTGCCGTAAATGTTTTTCCTACTCCGCCCTTTAAGTTTAATATGCTTATCGTTTTCATGTTTTACCTCGCTTTCTCTTATTCCTCTGCCTCCATCTTGTGCAATTCTGCTATTACCGCGTCTATCTCTGTTTTTAGCAGATATGTTTCTATGAGCTTCGCCGCCTCCTGCCAGCCGTAGCATACCGCTGTATAATATCCCTCCTCCTGCAAGAACTTGAGCCAGCGCTTCTGGTTCTGTGTCGGCTTATTCTTCCCGGCTTTCAGCTCTATGTAAAGCCCGTGGTATCCGTCTCTCGGCACAGGTAACACGATATCCGGCACGCCTGCTTTTACTCCCTGCCGTTTCAGTGCTACGGCTGTTGCTTTGTCTCGTTTCCCTCCGTTCGGCACATGGAACATGTATTCAAGCTCCGGCATATGCCATAGCTGATACTGTGCCCACTCAAAAAGCGCCTCTTGATGCCCGCTTTCATCATCCAGTCTAAAATTTCTCACGCCTCTGCCTCTCTTTCTGTTTCAGCTCAACATACTTGTAAATTCTGTACAGCAGTCCGTCTTTTCTTTTGTCCTGTGCTACCCGCATTGTCAGTATTTCTATTGTCTCTTCGTTTGTTGCTGTCTTTCCTGTCATGGTATCCCATTTGCAGATATCGTAATACTCGCACCACAAGCAGCAGTGCTTACAGTCCTTTCCCGGCTGGAATATCCAGTATTTCAGCCGATCTAAAACCGCTCCTATCATTCGCTCCCCTCCTGTTCGTCCTCTTCTCTCCTTGCCTGCATCAACGCCGTTAAAACTACTCCCGCAATCTCCCCGGCAATAAATGCCGCTATTGCTATAACTACCGTCTGCATCTTTTTCTTTCCTCCGATCATTCCAGTTTCACAAGCGTATACCGCAGATATCCGTATCCGTAGTATTCCGGGCTATGCTGTCCGCTACTTACGCTGTCCTTGTCCACGTAATACCCTTTAATGGCTTTTGGCTCTGCCTTAAAATATTCCCGGTTGCTTATGATCTTTATTTCTGGTTCTGGTCTTACAAGGTTCTTGCTGCAATTCCAACGCTTTCCCTGTAATGCTCCGTCCTCTTTCGTCCTGTGCTTATCCGTGTACTTGATGAAATAGCTTGCCAGCTTTGCGTAGTTCCCACTATCATCTAACGGGAATACTTTTACTCTGTTGTGCCCCTCATACGCCTTATACCAGCATTGCTGTAATATCTTTGTATCAATCTGATTGATAACTAAGTGGTGGTGTCTTGCCCCTTTCTCCCCGATCTCCATAACGTGTATGTATTTCAGCTCTTGCCCGGCTTTCTTGTATTCCTTGCGTAGCTCCCTCAAAAATACGTTTATGTCCTGCCGCATCTGCTCCCTGCTCCGTGGCTCTTCTCCCTTTACCCGTATATAGTCTAGTACAACGTGGTAATCTCCGTAGCCATAGTTCGCGTTCATCAGTATGCGCAGCTTTCTTTCAGCCTGCCGGGTATTCACTTTCTTTTGTTCCTCTTTGGTGGGCTTAACCTTATCCCCTCTCTTTATCCCCTGCTTTTTATACCTACTCGTAAAATACCGCTCTACCTCTATTGTCTTTCCTGCCCGTGTAGTCCTCTCAATGTACGGCATACCCTTGTACTCCTTTATGTTCCTGTCGTAAAGTTAATACTTTTATCAAGTGTAAAAACAGGCGCTTTGCCCGTAGATCACTTGACTATCAGCCATACATTGCTTATACTCTTTTATAGGTAAGAAAGCTGTATAGCTTTGCCCCTGCGGTATTCCCGTACCGTAGGGGCTTTCTTTTTATTTCCTCTGAATTTCTGTAACAAACGCTTTCATAATATCTGCGCAGGTCTGCATATGATCTTTTTCGATACGCTTTATTACATACTCTTCTATTTTTCTATACCTCAGATAAAGCGCCAGCTTGTCCGCGTTTACTACGTCTATTCCTGATGCATCCGCCAGCGCAATCTCCCGGCTCATTCCTGCGCTTATGCCGTACTTTATCCCGGCTATGACAAAATCGCAGCCTTTTAGAATTTCCATCCCGGCAGTTATACCTACTTCCCTTTCCTCTTTTTTATCGTCATTAAGGCACTGCGTTATGTATAAATGCGGCGTAATCGGCGCAACGCCTGCCAGCAGCGCCCGCCTTGTGATCTCCTGCGCATACTCTATATTTCTGTCAAGCTCTGCTTCTGTCCTCGCCCTATATGGGCTACATATGTACGCTTTTAACATTTCTTCCCTTTTCCTCCGTCTCTTCCATATATAAGCCGTGAGTGCATGAAATGAGGCTTTCCGCTGCCTCTTTTGCACTTATCTGTGCATTGCCAATTTCCCAGCCTCTTAAGCTGCCCTCTTTTCTTGTTGCTGAAATGGTGGTACGGATATCCTGTAAGCGAAACGGAAACCGCCTCTACTGTCTTTTGCTCTGCATTCCAGCCGATCACTCCAAACTTTGACCGATCAACGCCCACAAAATCTATACCCGCCTCATTTAACTGTTGCTCTGCTCTCCTGTAATACTCTTCCTTTTCCTCTTCGCTCCAGTTAAATTTCACTGCTCTTCCCTTTCCGGCTGCCACCATACCTCTATCTGTTCTGCTGAAACTTCCCGGCTTATCTTTATCTCTTCTGTTTCGCTGTCGCTGTCTGTATATCTTCTCTTGATATACTCCCGGCTCTGCAATCTTCCTTTCAGTTTAACCACTGTGCCTCTGCTATACTGTGCCATTTCCTCTGCGGCAGCCTGCCAGCAGATACACGGTATATATGCGCCGCCTCCGTCCAGCTCGTTATCTACCCTTATCATGAGATCAGTAATTTTCTTTCCTCTCGGTGTCTCACGCACGGCAGGAATATTCATAATCTCGCCAGTGATCGCTATTTCATTCTGGTACAGCGGATGCTCTACAAGTGAGGCAAATTCAGCTAATATAAATACTGTGGTTTCTCCTGTTTCATTATTCCGCACTTTCTGCACTTTCCCGGCAATAAGTAATTTATCTCCCGGCTGTGCCTCCTGCATCTCTTCTGCGTCTTTCGGCTCTATCGCCGTCTCTGGTATCGCGGCTATTACTTCGTCCTCAATCCCGCTTATGCGCGGTATTGTCAACTTTGCAATATATGCCGCTCCGATCTCGTGCCCGTATAACTCTGTACTCTTTTGTAAATCTGTGATCTCTCCGGCAATTCCTGCCATGTTGTCTCTGTTCATTTTGTCTGATCTCCTTTCAATTATTGCGGGGGAAATATCCCCCGTTCCCCCTTTACTGCTGCGCAGCGTTAGGCATGATACAAGAAAGACCGGGCGCAACGTACCAGCACGCACTGCCAGCGGTGTTGCTCAAGTGCACGTAAGCACCGCAATTCAGCCCGTAGTCGCAGTCGCCGCCCACAAGAGGCGCAGAGACAATTTCCGTATCTATTGCCCCGTAGTCCGCCGTGTACTCGTGCCTGCTGCCATTGAACGATACAGGAAACCGCCCGTATGGTGTCATTACTGTGCCGTCCACAAATCCATAGTCAAAATCATTTGTCATGTATCTGTAAATGCTCTTGTATCCCTCTCCTGTAAAGTTGTATTCTCCGTGGGTATGTACTTTCACAGTTCCGTTATCAACGATCAGCCCCGCCAGCCGTTCCCATTTGTCTCCCCAAAGAGCCTCTGTATGAAATACCTTTACCTGTTTGTCCTTTTCTCTGCTACCGTAAAACTGCCCCTTGTCGTTAAGCGTTCCTGTTGGCAGCGCCTCCCATGCCGGATTGTCACAGTTTCCGTATCCATATGCCGCCTGTAAATCGTCTGTTTTTGCCATGATCTTAAGCAGGCATATAATATAATTCCACTGCTGCCATGTGCTCTGCTCCCATTCCTCGCCGTTTGCCTTGCATAACTGGCGTTCCTGCTGTGCTGTAAATCCTCCCATGATCTCCGCACCGCTTATGCTCCGCGCTTTTCCGTCTATCAGTGTCGGCTTATAGATATGTCTGTAAAATCCCTCTCTGATACTTCCATCCTTTGCTTTTCTGTGTCTCGCGTTATAAGCATCATCATATTTAACATTGCTCCAGATGATATACTCGTCTGTCTCCGTCTCGTACTGGCAGAGCCATCCGCCTTTAAATGCTGCCATAGCGTTCCCGGCGTAATCTGCGTTTACCACATCACTTTCCGCGCCGTCCTCTTTCTTTGTGTAGTCCTCCTGCATCAGTTTATAATCTTCTGTGCCGTCAGCTTTTACCATGCAGGGATAATTATTTTCCGGTGCTGCAAAAGCCCTGCCCTGCCAGCTCCCATACTCAAATACTCCTGTATCAAAGTTCATTCTTGCTGGCTGCAAGTCCTTTGCATCATGTATGTAAGTTACCCTCTCGTCCGGGTTCTTCTCTTTCTTGCTGATCTTGATACCGTATCTCACTGCTCCTAAAATGTTTTCCATGTTCTCTACCTCTCTTTCAGATATAAATTGTGTAATATGTGCTCATTGTCAGATCGCTAAAGCTGTACTGCGGATATTTGCCCGGTTCAAGCGGCTGTATCAGCCCCAGCTCCTGCCATTTCTTATGCTTAATGTCCTGCACTGCCGCAAAGTGCTTTACTTCTGCGTTCCATGTCTCCGGGCTTATATGCTCCGGGCTTGCTTTCAGCTCTCCCAGCCATCCTATGTATAAATCGTCTTTGCTTCTTTCGTATTTGTTGCCTCTTCCTTTTGTAATTCGCACCAGCTCAATGCTGCTTAATACGTCTGTAAGCTCTTTAACCGTCATATCTCCGCCCGTTCCTCCCGCTACTTTTCCGGCATTTCATATACTCGCGGTATCTCGAAAGCCCCTGGCTGCACATTCATTCCGCCTCTTATCAATGCAGCGCCTCCCTGTACCATGAGATATTTTCCGCATACTTCCTGCAATTCATCCAGTACCTCAATGCAGCGTTCCTTACTTTCGTATTCTGCAATTTTCTCTAAGCATCCATCTGCAATGTAGATTGCGTGGTGCTTTTCAGCCTTGTTTCCCCGTTTGTGTTCCATCTCTTCGCTGTACTGTAAGCTGTTAAATGATATTCCGAAACAATACAACTTTTCTCTGTCCTGACTTCTTATAAATACGTTACTCATGTTTTGCCTCTTTCTACTTTTCCACTATTTTCATTTCTCTGCCTAAAACTCCCACTTCTGCGCCGCCTACTTTAATAAAGTAAATTATCCCGCCTCCGTATCCGCGCCCTTTTCTTTCCTCTGTCCGCGTAACTTCGTAAACCTCCCCTACTTTCGGCTTAATCGCTGTTGGTATCTCTTCTGTTATTTTGATTTTCATAATGCTTTTTCCTCCTTATATTCCGGCTCTCCGTGCTGGTACTCTCCCACAAGCCAGCCGTAAAGCTCTATTGTAATCTGGTTTCCGTCCGTTCCATCATTGATGATTTTTATATCCCCGTAAAATCCATATACAGCGCCGTCACTTGTGTATACTGTTACGCTGCCCTCTGTTTCCCTCTCGGGGATCTCGATTATAAGCGGCTCTGGCTCTTTCAGCTCTTCTGCCTGCTGCCCCGCTGCACAGCTATATATAGTCAGCGCAATTATGAGCAGAACTGTTATAATCACAGTCCACTTGAAAATCTTTGTTATCCTCTCATTTTCTTTACTGTATTTGCTCATTCTCTGTCCTCCCTGCTTTGCGTTTCTCCCAAAAGTATCTTTCTGAATAGGCTTTCAAAAATTGGCACAGGTATGCTGTTTCCTGCCTGCTTATATAACGCCATCTTATAACGCCCGTTTCTCTTTTGAACTGCTGCCGCCGCCTTATAGTCCTCGTCTGTATATCCTTGTAGCCTCCAGCACTCTAATTCTGTCAGATACCTATAACGCCCTTTCCCCATATCAATTACCTGTGCTGGCGTTCTGTCCTGCCTTGTCGTAATTGTGTAAGCATAATCTTTTATGATCGTTGTTCGCTTTATTCCCTTTTCTCCGATCACATTTAATACGCTCGGCTGTGTTACGTCATATACTGGTGGCGCATCTTCCAGCAGAAAATCTTTTATATTGCGCATAGGCGTTTTAATCAAATCGTCAAATATAAACTTCTCTTTTCCGAAAACCGATACTGTAAACACCCTCTGCCTTGCCTGTGGTAATCCAAAATCCCTAGCATCCAGCAGCTCATAATTGCTCGTATATCCCAGCCTCTCCATTTCGGAAATGTATCTATTGAAATTCGCCCGCATATGCCTGCTTGTTACGTTCTTCACGTTTTCCCAAATAACATAGCATGGTTTCCATTCCCCCATTTGCTCAATAATGTGTATTGTTTCCCACATTAGGCTGCTTCGTGTCTCACTCCCCTCGTCCGCTCCTTTTTGGTGTCCTGCTATGCTGAAATCTTGGCATGGGCTGCCGTGGATTAAAATATCTGGTTTTAAGTTCCATCCAACAACGCTCTGTGTTTTATACGGCAGTTCATCCGCAAACATGGCATTGTATGAGCGTACTGCTTTTTCGTCTATTTCTACATAGTCAATGGCTTTTACGGGTATCCCGATATTTCTAAGTGCGCAACGTGGGCTGCCTATCCCTCCGAAAAGCTCTAATATCTGTATCATCTTCTTAAGGTTTTCCTTTCTTTCGTACTCCAGTAATACTCATTTATAATCCACATTCTCTTACTTACTATCAATGTCAGCCCCAGCGGTACTGTTATGACCGCTATTGTCGCGTCTCTCATAAATGCGCATACGACAATGGTTAATATTAGAAGTGCAATACCGTAAATCCTCTGCTGTATAAAATAGTTTTTCCTGCGCTCCCGCTCTCTCTGTCTCCGGCACTTTTCTCTTTCCTGCTGCCTGCGGCGCATCTGCGCATATTCATAACCTTTTCTGTACTCTTCTCCGTGTATTACTGTCTCTGTATAAATCACTGCTGCTGTCCTCATGTTCCGCCTCTCTTTCGTGTCGGCGGCGCTCTTATCCTCTGCATAGCTGCCGCCCTCCTGTTCTGGCTTTCGTATACCGTGTTGCAGCTTTTCGCCTTAAAAAACTGCTCAAAACCTGTTGACCATCCACATACTCTCTAGCTGGTGTGCCCGCTGCGATTTTTTCACGGTATCCAGATTGCAGCTTTTCGCCTGCTGCTTTCCGTTACAGGTTGCCACCCTGTCAATGCGCCCGACCGTAATCGAAACGGTATCTTGCGCTTATATGCGTGTG